GGGGGGGGGCGCTCCCTTGACAGGATGCCGGGCGGGCTACAGCAGCACTACGCTGCTCAGGTGCCAGTTGCCCTGCTGTCCAACGAAAGCAATGTGCAGGTGGCCCACTTCTACCAGCTTCGTGCCACCGGCGCACACGGCCACGGCCTGCACGGCTTCTGTCGTGACAATGCGGTGGGTGTTTGCAACGATAGGCTGTACCCGCACGGCGGCGGCGGCAATGGCCTGTACTTGCTCAAAGGTGAAGGTCTGCATAGTCAGTTGGCGCTTAGTTGCACGAGGTCGAACAGCCAGACCCTGCCGGCCCGTAGCTCGATGCTGACCCACGGCCGCACCCACGGGCCGGGCGGGCGGCTGGAACGAAGCCGTAGCAGCTCAGGGGTAGGCGGTAACGGTTGGTGTTCACCTCGGCTAAGGTACGAACTATTCCACCGGCTCAAAACCAATTGCACACCGACACCTCACCCGCTCCGATGCCGGAAGAAGAGGGTCGCCAGGATACCGGGCCGCCGCCCCGCCCACCGTGAACGTGCCCGCCAACGGCACCCGCTGCCCGTCGGCCGCCCGGTGGGTAGGCCGGGTGCGGGGTCCGACCGTGGCAATCCACCGCTTGCGCAGCTTCACGCCCGTGGCCTCGGCTCCGAGCAGGCTGCCGTAGTTACTGGCACTGATGAGTTCCGTTCGACAGATGCTGACCGCCCGCGCCTGCGAGAGTTCAGCCACCTGTTGCCGCAACGTGCGGGCGGCCTCGGCTACCCCTTGTCCGGCTTCGGCGGCCTGCGTCAGCACGCGCACCACGATGGCGCGGGTGCCGGCCGCAATACCCCGCAGCGAGAGCGCCCCCTCGGTGCTGATGAAGCGGCGCAACCGGCTAGTCCACACATCGAGCAACCCCGCCGGGGCTTCGGCCTTGGTGGTGGTGAGCGCGTCGTACTGCAACCGGGCTTCGGCTACCCCACTGGCTACGTACAAGTCCTCCAATACGGCGCGGGTGAACCGGGTGCCGGCAACGGCCGCGGCAACGGCCGGGCTTGCCCCCGCTTCGGCCGCGGCAACAGCCGCCTCGCAGTCGCGTTGCAGCGCCACCCGTAGGCGGGGCGCGTAGCGGGCGGCCAGCGCGTCCAGGCGGGCCATGCGGGCGGCGTAATCGGTCGACATTAGGCCAGTGGTTCAGTGGGCGCGCTTAGTTGCTCGGCTGTCAGCAGTCCGGCCGGAAAGAGGTACTTGGGCAGTGAGTCGTCTACTTCCACGCCCATGATGCGCTGTTTCTCTTGGGTGGTAATCCAGTAGGCGTCCTTGAGCATAGCTACCTGATCTTTCTTGTCGGCCTGCAACTCCGGAATGCCCGACAGGTCGAAGTCGATATACACCCCGTCTCCGTACTGTTCCCCCAGCCAACGATTCAGCCCGTCGCGTAGCACCGAAAGCAGCGGGGTGATACAGGTGGTGTAGAGGGCCCGGCGGGCTTCGGAGACGTTGTTGAACGTGCTGCCCTTCGCCCCGTTCAGGAGTTGGCCCGGGAAGTGGTAGAGGTCGCATACCGCGTCCTTGTCGTGCGGAATAGCGGCCAGCACATCCAGATCGACTGGCGAAAGGCCCAGGTTCAGGTAGCCCAGCTTGCCGCCCAATACGGGAATCTCCCCCCGGCGGCGGCCGTTGCCGAAGAAGCTGCGCAGGAAGCTGCGGAAGCCCGATAGCTGCTCACTCGTCCACGGCTCGGTATTGCTTTCATCGTAGATCACCCCGGGCGGGCCCTGGTTCTGGTACTGCCGCACCCGGGCCTCGATGCCGCTCTTGGCTGCCGTGAGACTATGGATACCCGCCGCCACCGGGGAAAGGCCGTAGCGGGTGCCATCGGGGTTCCAGTACTTGAGGTGCAGGATTTCCTCGGGGGCCCACGTTTCCTTGCCCCCGTTGGCCTTGTCGAGTTCGTAGCCCGTTACCTCTTCCATCCACCCGCCACCCTTCACCTGCAAGGTGGGCGGCATGGGCCAGATTTCCCCGACCTTCCCGGCGCGGCTGCCCATTTCGGGCCGTACCCCGATGGTGTAGGCGTTGCCGCAGGTGAGCAGGTAGCCGAGGCTATGCAGCACGATATCGGCCCAGCTGTGGCGCGGGTTCGGCCGGTACAGCAGATCGGCTAACGGGTGCTTCGCCAGTCGCTCTACCGTATCATCGGACTTGACCGTATAGGCGCCCCAGGGCACGGCGGCGGCCGTGGTGAGGATGTAGCTGATAACCGAGTAGGCGGTGGCGTGGTTGCTGTAGCCGGTCTTGGTCAGTTCCCCGGCATCGGTGCTCAGCCAGCGGGCCTGTTCGCCGTTGGTGTACTGCAGCATCGGCGCGGTGCGGCCCAGGTAGTCGGTGGTGCCGCTCAGCAGCTTCACGTCGAGGCGGGTAGGCGCGACGGGTTCCAGGCCCAGGGCCTGTTTAGTGAGTTGCATTAGGCTGCCCATCGTGTGTTCTTAGGAGTTGAAGGGTTGTAGCGGCGAATTGCCTGCGTCAGGCAGTCCACTCGGTCGTCGTGTTTGGCGTTGGGGAAGGTGGCGCACTCTTCGATGAAGCCATCAACCCAGCTTCCATCAATGCAAACGACGCGCAGCGACTGCACGAAGGGGGCGGATAGATTCACCCGGCTCACCTTGTCGCCTTCGGGGTTCGGGGCCTCGACTACGTTTAGCTTGGTGTCTTTGCGCAGCTGCTGCACGGCGCTCGGGCCGCTGGCCTTGGGCTCGATGTGAATCATGCTTTGCGGCCCGTAGCCGTTGCGCTCAGCAAAGACCGGAATGTAGGCAGTCAGAACCGGGAACTCCATACGGCGGGCCTCTACTTCGCGGATATACATCGTGTTATCCACGTAACAGGAAGCCATAAGGGCCGTTGGGTCGTTGGCTTGCTTGTCCTTGATGGCCGTATCGGCGTCGATATGCCAGACGGGTTCCAGGCCTTTCGTCAGGATGAGGAAGTCGGGCCAGCTGATACGCTGGAACCACGCCTTTTTGAGCTTTCCGCCACCCTCGGGGCTTGGTCGCTGTTGAAACTGTCCGGCGTACCCATATTCGCCCAGGTCTTCTTGGGCCTTGTTGCAGGCCTCGTTGTCGAGCCGGTTTACATCCAGAAGCCCGTCGGTGTAGCAGTCGGCTACCTCGGGCGGGGACACGTCGCCACTGAGCTGCGCAGGCAGGCAGATGTGGCGCAGGCTCTTTTTCTTCTCCAGCCACGTTCCGGCCGGATCCAACTCATGCAGCCGCTGCATTACCAGAATCGTAACGGTGCGTTTCTTGTTAGTCTTGCGCGTGCTGAGTGTCTTGGACACGAACCGATTGGCCCGGATGCGGGTGGTTTCGGATTCGGCTTCTTCGGGGTTGATCGGGTCGTCAATGATGATGAAGTCGCCGTGCATACCCGTTACCCGGCCCCCGGTAGAAGTGGTGAAGCGCTGGCCTTTCTGGGTGTTCTTGTAGGCGGTCTTGCCGTCTTCGTCGTGCTTGAAGGCAATCAGGCCCGGGAATACGGCCGCGAACTTATCGGACTTGAGGCAGTCACGGGTTTTGACGGCGTGGCTGATGCTCAGGTCGGCGGCGTAGGAGCTGCTGATGATGCGAATGCCCGGGTTCTGAATCCACAGCCACGCCGGGAACAGCTGCGTTACGGTGGTGCTTTTACTGCTGCCAGGGGGCACGTTGATGAGTACATCGGGCTGCGTTTCCCCGCGGGCCCATGCCTCATACACCTCCTGTAGTTGGTCGCAGATGTACTCGATATGCCAGTTGGGCACTAGCTCCGTGGCCTCAATGGTTTCCCAGAACTCCAGAAAGAAGTCGTAGAACCGGCGGCGGCATAGGTCGGCCACCAATTCCATTTCCGTCGGCAGGCCTAGCAGGATATCCTGACTCATTCGGTTGCCCCCTCCCCCGGCTGCATCTTGCGGCGAATCGAAAGCAGCGACAGCAACTCTTCGCGGCTGAGCTTGGAGGTGTCCGTAGGCGGCAGCAATGGGGCCCCATCCTTGCCCGTTACCTCCTGCCGGTCCTTGAACTTCTCGGGTCGGTGGGCTTTGAGTAGCGCCATCAGCACAGCATCGGAGCCGACCCGCTCAAAGTAGGGCTCTCCCGTAACCGGGTGTAACAGCGGGTTGCCGGCCTTATCAAACTTGTACTGCACGCCCTCAAAGTTGGCGCGGGCCCAGGCCTGCTCTTCCAGCTTGTCGGCGGCTATTTCCAGGGCCTCATCCCACTCCTGGGCAAAGCTCGGGTCGGTATCTCGGCATTCGTAGGCCCAGGAGCGGGCGACACCAGCAGCGCGGGCGGCTTTGGAAGCGTTGGCGCTATCGGCCAGCACGGCCAAAAAGGCCCGCCGCCAAGTGGCGAGGGGCTCGGGCGCGTGCGTTGGGCTGTCCTGTTTTGTCCGGTTCACCAACGAAACTACCCCCACCAGAGGCCGACGCGGCACCCGAAGCGGGGGAAGTTGTGTACAGAAGCGCCCGGGGTTACACCGGCAGTAGCCGATACACCCCGGTACCCCGCTCACGGCACACCGGCTTGCGGCCCGGCACCGGCACGCATACCTCTTCCATGAGTTCCGGCCCGATCATGAACCGCAGGCGGCTGCGCTTGCGGGCGGGCTCGCCGGGCGGGGGCTGGAACGGGGCGGCCGGCAGCGTCTGCCGGGTGCGGAAGAACACGCCCCCCGACCCGCTCGACTCCAGCAGTCGGCAGCGGGCGGTGGTGGGGTTGGTGTTGAGTAGCCACTCGTTGGCTACACCCCGGCGCGGGGGGACGATATCGGCCACTTTGCCCGGGCCCAGGTTGGCCTGTCGCAGGGCTTCGCGGTTCAACTCCACCCGGTCGGGAATCCGCACATGTACCAGTGCCACGGCCTGGTGGGTTGCCTTGCGGGCCGGCGCCACCACTTCCACCACCCGGGCCGGCTGCCCCTGCGGTACCGGCCCGAACCCACCGCCCACGAACCCCGTTGGCCCGCGGCTCCCTCCTCCACTACCGCCGGGTAACATCGGGGGCGGGGGTTATGGGTGGTACGGGAGTGGTGGGGAGGGTAGCCAGTAGGGCGGCACGGCAGATGGCCAGGGGCGCGGTATCGGCTGTTGCACGGTGGTAAGGCTCGCCGGATGTATTCCACACTTCGCAGTGGTGCAGGTAGGTAGCGCCGCCGTTGATTCGGGTTACATCACATAGCTGTGCGGTCTTGTCGAGGCGTTCTACTACATCCCATGCGGCACCTATCTCCGTGCTGTAGTAAGGCATATGCTCCCACGGCCGGTCCGGGCGTCGCTCCATGTGCTGCGAATCGTACCGCCAATCGCTCTCAATTACCTGCGTCTGAGCCCCGATAACCATGTGCGCTATCAACCCATCCATCTCCCGACCGGCGGGCATCTGTTCAATTTCCTCTCGTGTCATCCGTTCCTCTTCGTTACACCCCGACCCATCAGTAGGGGCCGGGGTGGGTGGGGGTTGCCGCTCCGGACGCTCCGGGCGGGGTGGGTTGGCGGTTAGGGGTGGCTAGCCTTCGCGCACATTCAGCGGCGCGGTGTAGCTCACGTTTCCCAGGTAGCGGTCAACATGCCGGAAGCCCATCCCGACGGCCTTGGCAAACTGTTCGTCTGAATCCATGTCGCCAATCATAGTAGACTTGGACAGGTCCAGATTCAGGTCAATCGCGGCCTGGTAAGCCATGCCGGGCATCGGCTTGCGCATGAAATCGTAATTGTAGGCGCAGTAGTGGTAGACCTCCGTTGGATACTTGTAATCGAAGTTGCCCCGTAAGTGCGTTACAAGTGCGGCCTTTACCTTGGCGAGTTTGGCCTCAATCTCTTCTATCGTATGGAAGCCAGCGGTAACGCCTCCCTGGTTGGTCACAATGACTATCGGGCGGAAGGTGTGATGAATATCATACCAAAGTGCGTTAAGCATCTTCGGCATGAACTCCCAGTCGTCGGCATCCTTTGGAAAGGTTTCGCCGGACTTGGGACGGATAAGCGTGTGGTCTAAATCGAGGAAGAGGGCTGCTGAAGTTTTCATGTGTGGGGTTCGTTTTGTTCACGGTAGACACTCTATTGCCGCTCGGACACTCCGGCGGCTTCTGCGGCAGCACGTAGGGCGGCTACCGGGTGCTCCTCGTCAGCAGCTCAGCCAGTGAGGCAACAACGTCCTCAATAACCCACTCCGTCGCCTCGTCGTTGATGGTCATTTTGACTGTCGAGCCGATTTTGGGGCCGCTTCCAACGATTTCACCTTGGGTTGAGACGACGATGCTATGAAAGGGGGCCTGCTGGGCGCGTAGCGTGAGGTGGATGTAGGGTATCATGGTTTCGGGTTCAACTAGTCGTGAATGGTTACTTCTTGGCCTTGGCGTGGGACTCGGATTGCGTCATGAAGTGGGCCGTGGAAGCGCACCGCATCCCGTGTTTCTGGCATACTTTCGTTAGCTCCTGCACGCAGGCTTTGGTTGCGCCGGTGGCTACAAACCGGATGCCGGGGAACTCTGCTACCTCGTGCGAACCGAACAGCCCCGGTTTTACCGCCGATTCGCGGGGCTCAGGCGACGCGGGCGGGGGCTCGGCTACTTCCGGACGTTGGGCGGGCTGCCGTGGCCGTGGTGGGCTTGTTTGCGCGTGGGCGCTTGTCCAGCCTTTCATGGGGTCGGCGGGGTGGGTAGCGGCTGCCAGTGGGTGATGCCCGTAACCGGATATCCTCCGGCGCCCAAAAGGAACCACTCGCCTTTATCATTGCAGTACCCCAGGGACCCGGCCGTTTTACCGTCTTCAACCACTAGCACCGCATCAGAATTGTACATGGTGAAAACAGGGTGGCTGCCCGCCCTTGTCTCCGGCAGCCGCTCCCCCACCGGCACCCACCCCGCCGCCCGGGCTCCTTCCGCCTCGGCAGTGGCTTGGGCGGCGTGTAGGCGGGCCGTGAGGGCGTCTAGCTCCTGCAACACGCCTGTCATGCAGGAGGCCAGAACGCCGGCGTACCCAAAGCGGGCGGAAGGGTCGGCATCGGGGCGGTTGGCTACGGCCAATACCTCCCGCGCCTGTCGCACCTCCCACCGCTCCCCCGCTTCCCCGGCCGCTTCGGGCGCGGGGGTTGCGGGCGGGGTTGCCTCCTGGTAGCCTCGGCAGAAACCGTCAAGGAAGGCGGTGCGCTCAAACTGGTTGAACGACTCGGGCTCGTTGCGGTAGCCGCCGGCGTGTTGCTCTGCCAGGGCCTTGATCTGTTGCAGTGCCTCTAATTTGGCCGGGGTCATTGCTTCGTTCTGGTTCTGTTCCATCAGCTTCTCTATGCGGCCCATGCCGCTGTCGGTGGGTGCCCGGTAGCCGCCGGGCCGGGGGTGGGGGTTAGCGAATCGGTAACTCCAACAGCCGCTTCCAGCTGGCCACGTCGCAAGCATCACCAGCGCAGCCGGCGGCAACAGCCTCGCGTACTTCGCGGTGAACCAATTCGCGCCAGCCGACGGGCAGCCCGGCCCAATGCTGTTCTACTAGTTCCGACACGGTGCTGGTAGCGTAGGTGCGGCGGCCCAGGGCGTAGCGGAAGGCGCACACCATCAGGTCGTTTAGTTCGCTGGTGGGCAGTGTGGTTTTAGCGGGGGCTTCGGAGTGTACAGGCATCGTGGTAGTTGTTACAGGGTGAATCAGGTGGGCGGGGGGTTAGAAGGGCATTCCAGGGCCCGGCCGGTATGGGGCAGGTATCAGCACAAGCCGCTTAGGTCCGGTCCGGCGGTGACGGCGGCTCTTGGGGGCGGGCTGGTAGTACTTGCGTCGATCCGCAGCGCAGAAGTGCATTGGGCTAGACGTGTAGCAGTGTGGTAGGCGCTCAGCCAGCACGGTAGGCCAGAAGATGTTGTTGATATTCATCGCGGTAGCTGTTAGGGGTGAATGAGGTAGGCGGCGGGCTAGTGAATCAGGTTATCCAGCGCGGCAACCACTTCTTCTAGACTGCTCTCCATCGTTTCCAACTCGCCTTGGTCCATGTCGAACTGTTCCCCGGCGTCGCTCTCGTGCCATTTCTCGGACCGGGCGTCCATGTATTCGGCGTGTTCAGCGGCTACCGCTGTTACTTCGGCCTGTATCTCGCCGAGTTTATCCCAGACGGCGGCAAGGCGTTTCTTGTGTTTGGCAAGCATGGCTTCTATCCCTCTCGGGTATTACAGGGTGAATCAGGTAGGTGGGGGTTGTCGCTTTAGAAGGGGGCCGGGCCTTTGCGGGTAGCGGCCGGGTCGGTGTCGAACTGGCTGGCCGGGAAGTCGTTGATAGCGGGCACGGCACCGGGGGCGTTGAAGCTGACCGTCTCGAGCGGGTGCTGGGCGTCGCCTATTTCGGGGAAGTAGCGCGACTGGCTCAGGTCGTAGGTCAGGTTCAGTTGGCCGGGCTTGCCGACCCGGCCCTGCTTTTTGATCTTGTGCACCCACAATTCCACGGCCGGATCGGGGAAGGCCGGCCGGAAGGTGGCCATCACGTTGTCGAACTTGTTGTTGGTCATCTTGCCCCCGCTAATCGAGTAGGCATCGGGCACGACCAACTTGCCGTTTTTGTCCTTCACCGAGCCCGCCGGGTGAGCCGTCATTACCAGGGCCAGGTTCAAGCGGATGGCGAAGCGCTTGAGCATGCTGTACTGCTCGCTTAGGTAGATATCTTCCCGGCTCTGAAACGAGTGCATCAGCTGGTTCCAGGGGTCGATTAGTACGCCATCCAAGCCCCGCGCCTCATGCAGTTGCTCGAAGCTGTCAAGTAGCTGTTTCGGGGTGGCACCTTCGGGGGCAATGACAACGAAGAAGTGGGCGGCCAGCCAGTCAATAGCCTGCTCGAGTTGCTGCTCACTCATGCGGCGGTCGGCAAACTTGATATTGGCCGTACGACCAACGAGCATCTGCGCCATTTCCACGTAGAAGTCGGACTCGTTTTCGGGCACGTACACGGCGAACTTCCACCCGTCGAAGGCCGATTTAATCAGCATGGCGTGGTGAATGAAGCGGCTCTTGCCGTGGTTGGGGTAGCCAGTGATACAGGTGATTTCCTTGCGCATCCACGTCCAGTACTCGTTCAGACAAGGCCAATGGGTTGTTTCACCGTTGCCCAGCCCGTGCCGGTAGAAGTCCAGCGCTTCGGCCTTGGCTTCTTCGGGGCTGATGATGCGCAGCTGACTGGCAGCGGAAGGCAACGGGGCTTGCGGGGGCGCGGCGGCTGGTGCACGGTGCACGGGGGCCGCCGGGGCGAAAGGGTTGATGCTCATGCGTTCGGGTCGTTTTGGGGCGGGTGCACGGCATTCCACCAGCGGTCGGTCATCTTCTTTTCGCGCAACAAGTCCTGGTGTACCAGCTGCATTTGCCGCATAGCGAAGGCGGCGCGGGTGGCCTCGGCATACATGGCCTGCTGGCTGGCGGCCAGGTTAGTAGCGAGTTGGTCGGTGTAGGCGGCGGCGGATTCGCAGTAGGCTTGCAGGGCTGCGAGCATCGTTTCCAGCTCGCTCGTGCGGTCCACGTCCTGACGGGTAGCCGTCAGGACATTGAAGGTGGCAATGTCGGCCTCGAGCCGAGCCACTACGGGGGCCGTTACCTTCCCCAGCCGGAACGCGGCGCTACGTGTTTCGCCTTCGAGTGCTTTCAGGGCCTGTTCGTCGTAGATCATCGGGCGTTGGAGTAAGGGTTTTCCGGATGGGCCAGCGACACGATGGTGGCACTTGGCCAGTGGTTGAGGTAGCTGGCCGCCTTCATGCGGTCGTGGCTCTGGTCGTGCACCCCGTCGATGTAGATGACCTGGCCGGGGGTTTCCTTGCCGGGCTTGGGTAGCAGGTGCTTCGGAGTGGGGTGCGACGGCAGGGTGGCGCCGCCGGGCTGGGCTTTGAGTAGCGGGCCGTTTTTGCTCTGGTTGTTGAGGTAGTTGCGAATCCAGCCGTTCCACTGG